ACCTTACAGAATGTTGCTTACAGCCATTTTTCTGTAATACTGGTTAGTTCCAGCACTTGCCATTCCATTAGCTGGAGTCGCACCCACGAATGGGTTAGAAACCATACCATATCGAGTTTTAAACCCGATTTTTGGTTGGAAAGTGTTTTCGCCAACTGCTCTCACCATTTGAAGTGGAACATATGGGCAATAGAAAATACCAGCATCATAAGGATTACTTCCTCTGTATCCAACAGTCATGTAATCGACACCAGCATAAGGGTCGATATAGACTTTAACACGCCCGTTAAGAACACCAGCAAATGTATTGCCTGTGTCATCAACATTGATGTTAGTAGATAAAGCGGGAGCGTAATCTAAAACGCCTGCCATCGATAGAGCGGATGCAACATCAGAAGAACATAGAATAAAGTTTCCTTTACCTCTACGAGTTTCTTTTGCTATTGTATTACCTTCTCTTTCGATTTGGAACAACAATCCTTTGAACTTCTCAACTGACCATCTACCGTTAGCGTCTACATCAAGGTTAAAAGTTCCAGCAGTAGCTGTTGCGGCTGCACCAACTTTTGCTTGAATATTAACATGACGGACTACTTCACGATTGATTTCTGCTAAGATTTCAGAACTAAGAATGTTCGCTAATTCTGATTCTGCGTCAAGACCGTGGATTGCTTTGAGGTCTTGTGCTAATTCGAGTGTATACTCAGCTTTTAATGCTCTAGATTTTGCAGTGACAGTAGCTTTCTCGATTGTGAAAGCCATTTGTGCGAAACCGTTTGATGCTTCTACATCACCTAATGCTTCCGCACTAGCTGTAGACATACCAGTTCCAGTCGTATCTTCATACGATGGAGAACTTGTATCAAAAGGATCACTAATATCATCTGTTCCGACGCCAGCAGCTGTAGGATTCACAGAAGACGAATATCCAGTTCTTGCTTCATTGAATAAAGCTTCGGATTTGTCTTCTCTTCCTGCTGATGGGTAGTCGTTATATCTTGCTTTCATAGCAAAGATAAGTCCAGTTGGGCCTGTCATCGGCTGAACACCGCAAATGTCGTATGCAACGAGATTTGGCATAGCTCTACGCACTAATGAGATCAAAATCGGATCCCAGTTAGATATTGCAGAACTTCCAGTAGCATTTAAAGGTGCAGCTTCTTCCAAGGTAGAGCGATCTTCATTGAGAGCTTTCTCTTGGTTTTCTAGGATTACTGCTGTTACAGCACGCTTGTAGTTATCTTCGATCTTTGGAAGATCGGAGTGTTCTAGAATCGGCTGCCACTTTTCCTGTAAGTTTTCTGATAAAAACATTACTTGTTTCCCCTTAAATTAAACCTTTAAACTATTATAAAGGCTTTAGTTTAGAAATTGCTTCGGAATACTTTGCAATGGTTGGGTCTAGGACAGGAGATGATGCTTCATCTTCAAATGTTCCAGTTCCTTCCTCTACTTTAGTTTCCTCAGCTATGTCATCACCTTCTTGCTTTCCAAAATAGGCTGCTTTAACTTCACTTACTTTCTCTGCGAAATCTGTTCCGTCTTTGTAGTCTACTCCGTCTGCGAGTGATTCCATTTTTTCTTTTTGTGACTCAGAGAGGTCTTCACAGGCTTCTCTGATTACATTACTTCTCTTGATTTGGTCTAACTCTTCGGTTACATCCATATTCTTTTGGACTTCACCGTCAAGTTTTTGCTCCATATCATCGAGACGATTTGCGAGTTCATCAATAACATCATACTTATCTTCGGGAACTTCAACATAATGTTCTACGAACAATGTTTTCAATCCTTCAATAAAGTTTTCTGTCATTTCCGATCTCAAACCCCTTTCGATTGCGAGTTCGTTTTCTTTCGTCCACTCTTCCGCGCAATAAGTTAAATACTTATCAACTGATTCAGCCAAGTCATCTTTAACTTTTTCTACTGAGGTTTTAATTTCTTCTTGTTTTTGAGCTTCAATCTCTTCTTTGATTGCAACAACTTTACTGTTGATTGCAGCCTTAAAGATTGTTTTTGCTTTTTCAGCATTTTCGTCAGATAGCTCAAGTGCTTCAGAGATTGCTTTTAGGTCGTCTTCTACTTCAATCTCTACTAAATCTGCTTCAACTGCCGCTGGAGTTTCTTCATCAGTTTTCACTGATTCTTTAACTTCGTCTTCATCAGAAGATTTAAATCCTTCTGCAAATTTTAAGACATCTTCCTCGTCCATACCTTTTAAGGTTTCAACGATCTTTCTAGCGACTTCTGCTTTTGTCAAGGATTCGTCCACTTCACCCTCGGATATTGATCCGAAAGTTTTTTGGAGTTGCTCTTTGGTCATTTCCTTCATAGTGTTGACGATAG